AAATCTCGTTAACTTTACATTGATTTGGATAAGTCAAAATTTGGCTATTCCTTTTTGGATAATAGGACATGTACATTTATCAACTAATATTTATGAAGATATACATGAAGTATTAGCATCAATAGGAATGAATATAATTGTTCTGATAGGTTTTATTTTAGATTATAAAAATTCAAAAAAAAATGGAAACTAACATAGCAGATTGGATAGCATATTGGGATCACTTTAATAGAGATCTTTATATAGCTTATCTTATAGCAAAGCAAAATAATGAAAGTCAAGAAAGAATCAGGGAGAACCTGGAGTGACAGGTTATCTCCTATTAAATCTAGATTAGGTAGTAAAAAAGAACCTTATGTAGAAACTGAAGAGGAGATGCTTAAAGATAAAGAATATACTTATTCAACTTTAAGTATATCAGAAAGAAAAATGTTTAATAAATTAAAATCAACAAAAAATGGGAATAGACAATGAAATATTTGGCCACTACAGAGATAAGCTCAAAAAAGAAATCTTAGATAGGATAGTTTTTGAAGACTGGTCAAAAGAAGATAAAAGCTGTGAGATATGGAAAGATCCATATACAGATAAGAAGTATAAAGTTGAAGTAAAGATTACCAGAGACTGGGAAAATATGAAAGAACATGTCTAGTAGATGGAAAAGAGTGTTCAGACTAAACATATTTTGTTACAAAATAAGAATTTATAAAAGAAGAAAATATGAATAAGTTATTATTAGTAGCACTCTTATTAGTAGGGTGTACTGCTATAGAAGAAAATCAGAAAAAAAGTTTACTAAGAGATTCTGAATGGGATAAGGCTGAATTGATTGATGTAAAAACATATCAAACTAAAAGTGATGATAGATTTTTAGAAACTTTTGAAATGGATGGATATAAATTTGTAATATATTTTAATGGATATGGTAGTGCTATGCAGGCAATACCTTTAAATAATAATGCAGAGTATATTCGCATGTTAGAAGAAGAGAATCAATTATTAGGATCAAAATTAGCAGAATATGAGTAAAAGAATAAAAGCTGGATTAAGCAAAGCAGAATTAAATAAGTTAAGACAAGTAAAAGGTGTAGATAGTAACACTAATACAAGTATATATACCATAGACAATGAATTAATTGCTATGCCAAACATTACTGCCCTGATGGTGCATTTTGTAAAAAAGTATCCAAATGATGCTGACTTAGGAAAACATGTTAGAAATACAGTTATGTCATGGAAAGAAGAGTAGCAAATTTAGCAAGGAAGATTTGTCTAGAACATTTTGAAATATCAGCAAACTCTGGCACAAACTATTTATGGTTTATGTATATTGATGGAACAAAAAAGGGTACATTTAAACCTTTTATATTCTTAGCAGAATTACATTTACTATTATATCTTAATATTATGGAACAAGGTCAAGTTGATAATTGTATCAGTTTATTAAAATCTCCAGATAAAGAAAATTTATTTGTAGCATCTCAGGTAATTAACTTTTTTAGAAAAGAAAGGATTAAAAAGTTAGAACATTTTAATCCTAAAAAATTAGGCCTGTATGCTGATGCAGTGCGTGACTATGATACTAAAATTGTAAATATATCTTTGTGGAATAATGTACAAAAACTAGAAATAAATGAGTGAACAAGAAATACTTACATTAGGTTTTGAAAAAACTTATGTTAATGATGATGAAAGTCAAAATGGTTATGACTATTACTATTACCAAATAGAATTAATCAAAGATTTAGTATTATATACATCAGCCAGTGATGAAGTTGGAGCAGATGATGAGTGGGCTGTATATATGTCAGAACCAGACTGTGAGCTTTGGGATTATAAATTAGTAAAAGAATTAATAGATGTTTTCAGCAAAATTAAAGATGCAAGACGGGAAGTTGGTGTATCCAAAGAAAATGGATAAGCTTGCTTTTAAATTATTTACTGAAAAACTTTCTGAAGGACAAGAGGTAGACGTGTTTATGTCTATCTCTGAACCCAATGGAAGTGGTGCACAAATATCAAAAGTGCATAAATGTATACGTGAATTAGCCAAGGAAAGTGGTTATAGCTTTGATGATATGAAAAAGCTAGTAAAAGATAAAGCAGGGTTATTTATAGATGATAATTATAAATCCTTTGCTGATTGTGATAAAAGTGAATTAAGTATGGCTATTCAGGCTTGTATAGAAATAGGTGAATTTTACAACGTTAATCTTCACTAGTTGTTGGTTTTTGTTCAGCTTGTTTAGTGAGCTGTTCTTTTAACTGTTCAGGTGTAAACTCAGTTTCAAGATAAGCATCTGTTTCTATAGCTTGTTTTTCAATCTCACCAATAAGTAATGATAATGTATAAAATGTACGTTCATCATTATCCATATTTTCATACTTTTTAGAAACAATAGATTTTACAAACTCATCAGAACTCATTTCTTTATTAGTATATAACTCATTAAAGATGTTAAATAAAGCAGCTTTTGACATTAAGTAAAAAGTTTTATTAACTTTTATATTTAAAATAGCGTCATCTTTTAGCTGTCTTGATTTGATTTTCTGATCCATTATTTTTTAATTTTAATCAAATATAAACAAAATATGACAAAAACAATAGACATTGAAGAGATTAAACAAAAATTATTTAAAAAACTTGAACCATCTGGTTGGGCTAAACCTCTTAAATCTTTTATATTTAGTAGTGACTTTGAAGACATTTTAAAACATTTGATAAGAGTATCTAAAGATGGTAAAAGATTTACTCCTAAATTGAGTCAGCTTTTTAGAGCCTTTGAAGAATGTCCTTATAATGAACTTAAAGTAGTTATAGTAGGACAAGATCCATATCCAAAATTAGGAGTTGCAGATGGAGTTGCATTTAGTTGTAGTAATACAATGGAGCAACAACCAAGTTTAAGATTTATTTTAAATGAAGTAAATAGAACTATATATGATGGCGTAGGTCAGTCACATGATCCAGATCTTACAAGATGGGCCAACCAAGGTATATTACTCTTAAATACTGCACTTACTACTACTGTAGGTAAAGTAGGACAACATTATGCAATATGGAAGCCTTTTTTAGCTTATTTATTTGATTATCTTACATTTGCACATACAGGTATTGTATTTATTTATATGGGAAAGCAAGCTCATGAATGGAAAGATACCGTAAATGATATGAATTATAAATTTTTAATCAGTCATCCAGCAAGTGCTGTATATAATAAAGGTCAAGCTTGGGATTCTAAGAATGTATTTGTTGATGTTCAAAAGATTTTAAAAGATAATTATAATTTTTCAGTAACTTGGTAGCATGAATGAAATATTTAATAAGCTTATAAAAGAAAAGCTGACACCTAACTCTTTGTATGTATTACATTGTATAAAAGAAAAGATATCTGTATCCAAATCTTTAGCTAATTCAGACTTAGAAGTTCATAGATTATTATCACAAGGTTGGTTGAATGATAAGTTGCAATTGACTAGTAAAAGTCTTATCTTTATAGAAGAATTAAACTCTTTTTTTAGAAAGAGTAAAAAGAAAACTTCTAAAGATTTAATGGGAGATAATTTTGAAAACAAAATAAAGTTATACAACTCTTTATTTCCCGCTAAAAAACTTGGAAGTGGTAAGTATGCAAGAACTAATGTTAAAAATCTAGAAGCAGGTTTTAGATGGTTTTTTGATACTTATGATTATGATTGGAAAACAATATTACAAGCAACTTATAAATATATTGAAGAATATAAGATGAAAAATTATGAATACATGAGAACATCCCAATACTTTATTAGAAAACAAAATACAGATAAATCATTTGAGTCTGATTTAGCTACCTACTGCGACATGTTAAATGAAGGTAATTCTAATGAAGAAGATATATTCAGAGAAAAAATAGTATAATTTGGAACAGTTCAATGGTGCAAAGCCTTTAAAGGCTATTAGCAAAGTACGTGCTTATGAAAAGGCCCTTTTAGAAATGAGAGGGAGAATGGACGGTAGAATTAAAAGTCTTACAACTGCTTGGCCAAAGTTTAATGATGCTACATTAAATGGTTTAGAGTGGAATACTCTTACTGTAGTTGGGGCTAGACCTGGTGTTGGTAAAACTTTATTTATGGAGCAGCTTGTTACAGAAGTAATTGCTCTTAATAAAGATCAAGACTTTCAAGTTTTACAATTTCAGTTTGAGATGCCTGAGAAAACTCTTGGTATGAGAGCTTTCTCTGCTATAACTCAAAAAGATTATGGAATTTTACATAGTAAGTATGAACCTTTGCAAGAGGAGATTTACAATAAATGTAGACAATATACAAGTACACTAAATAAAAATAATAGAGTATTTTCTATTTATAGGCCGTGTACTGTTAATGAATTCTGCGCAAGTATAGATTATCATTTTAAAACTAATGTAAAAGAAGTTAATGGACAGAAGGTGTATCCAAAACTTTTAGTAACAGTAGATCACTCAGCTTTATTTAAAAGAGATAAGCATGAGAAAGATAGATTTGAAATGTTATATAATCTAGGTGAAGCGCTAACCTTTATGAAAAGAAGTTATCCACTAACATTTGTAATCTTAAGTCAATTGAATAGAAACATAGATGATCCTAAACGTGCTGTGGAAGGTACTTATGGTAATTATGTTTTGGATTCTGATCTATTTGGTGCGGATGCATTATTGCAACATGCTGATATAGTACTTGGTATTAATAAGCCAGCTGCTAGAAAGATTAGATATTATGGCCCAGAAAGATTTCAAATTACTGATCCTGAAACTCTTGTGTTTCATTTCTTAAAATGTAGAAATGGAGATACTAGAATGAGTTTCTTTAAGTTAGATAGAGATACTATAAGAATAGTAGAAATGAATACACCTAATAACACAACAAATTCAAAAATACAAATATGACTGAAAGACAAGAGAATACTAAAATTCTCATGGCAACACATTTGCCAACATTTAAAAGGTTGAAGATTGCTGATCCATATTTTATTGCTAAATCTGCTTGGGCTCCTCCAGGAGAGTCGTTAAAAATGCAGTTTTTTCCTAATGAATTAAAACAAGGAAGAGATATTTATCTAGAACTTAGTGATTTTAATGCAGTATCAGAAGATCCAACACATACATTGTATAAACTGAAGCATAATCCTTTTTATGCAGAAGAATATCCTTTGGAACAAAAGACAAGTAAATCTGGTAATGATTATGAGGTATATATTATACCCATTGAAGAGCTAGTTGCTATTGATAAAAAAACAGGTAAAGAAATACCTTATAATACTTATCAAGATTATTTAAAAAATCCTCCTAAAGAAGAAGTAGAGACTAAACCTGCTGACTTCCCAAACTTTGCTGAAGAATATCTTGGCGTAGGATTAAAGAAGAAAGAGGAAGATGACCCTAACTATGTTCCGTGGAAAGAAGATGAAGAAAAACTAAAAAACTTTCCAGATTGGTTAAACACTTTAGATAGAATAGCAAGTGCATTAGAAAAAATAGAAAAGAAAATAAAATGAGTATAGTACTTCCAACTAAAAAGGTAAAGAAAGAGAGAGTTAATCCTAAAAGATTAATAATCTATAGTAAACCAAAGACAGGTAAAACAACTGCATATGCAGGCTTAGAAAACAATTTAATATTGGATCTAGAAAATGGCAGTGAGTATGTTGAAGCTTTGAAAGTTAAAATTGAAAACTTACAAGAGCTTCTTGATGCGGGCAAGGCCATAAAAGAAGCAGATAAACCTTATGATTATGTTACAATAGATACAGTAACTGCATTAGAAGAAATGGTAATGCCACTAGCTGTAAAATTGTACAAGAAAACACCAATGGGTAAAAATTATGATGGCAATAATGTAACCACACTTGCAAATGGTGCAGGATATTTATATATTCGTCAGGCATTTTTTCAAGTTTTAGATTTTATTGATACATTAGCACCTCATATTATTTTGTCTGGACATATAAAAGATAAAGTTGTAGATGACAAGGGAGAAATGGTTATGGCTGCTAACATTGACCTTACAGGTAAGATTAAATCTTTAATATGCGCAAATGCAGATGCTATTGGTTATATGTATAGAAAAGGTAACCAAACTATTATTAATTTCAAGAATAATGATGGTGTGACATGTGGTGCTAGACCAGACCACTTAAGAAATGAAGAGATAGTAGTTTCTGAAATGAATGAAAAAGGTGAGATAAAAACTCACTGGAATAAAATATATAAAAAGTAATTATTAACAATTAAAAAAGAAAAATCAAATGGCTTTAAGTACAACAGATTTAACCACAGAAGGTGGTAGCGGAATGCCTAAGACAATTGCTCCAGGTAATCATGAATTAAAAATTAACAGCATAAGACTAGATGAATTTAGATTTATAGAAGGAGCATATCATTTATTAATGGAAATGGAAACTAAACCAATTGAAGGTTTTGAAGGTTTTCTTAAAGATAGAAATGATGAAAGCAAAGGTCGCTATGAAGGGCAGATTGGTAGAGTAAAAGCTAGTCAGTATGCATTTGCTGATGGAGAAACTAAGTCAGGAATTAAAATACAAAGAGATAGATCTGTTTTAATGTTTTTGAAAAATTTATCTAATGCTTTAGGTATTAATGATTGGTTTGCAGAACAGGATAATCAGCATGAAACAATTGAAGATTTTGTAAAAGCATTTAATGACACTGCACCATATCAAGATAAATATTTACACACTTGTCTTGCAGGTAAAGAGTATGAAAACAAATCAGGTTATATTGCATATGACTGTTGGTTTGCAAAAGCACAAAACAAAAAGTATGGTTATGCACCAAATGCAGAGACTGTACTTACTTATGATGAATCTAAACATTTAAGAAAGATAGAGAACAAGCCAGTTGAATCTTTTGGAGATGATGATGATTTATCCATTCCTATGAAAACTAGTTCTGATTTTAACTTAGACTAAATTTCATACTATTTATTAATATAATAAGGGGAGAATGTAGTTTATATTCTCCCTTTATTGTCTAAAACCATTTTATGATTTCAACAAAGAATTTAATTTCTGATTTAAATGATATACCAACAGGATGGCCATTTGAATACTACTTAGGTCTTTCTGAAACACTAGATGGTCAAGATGTAAAAATAAAATCTATAGTTAATACTAGAGAAAGAACCCCTTCAATGTGTATTTATCTTAATACTGTTACAGGAAGATATTGTTTTAAAGACTTTTCTTCTGGTAACGGTGGTGACTCAGTTGAGCTTGTAAAGATTTTATTTAATCTTACAAGAGGGCAGTCAGCTATGAAAATTATTGAAGATTATAATCAGTATGTTTTAAATAATGATTGTAATCCTATTAAAGAATATAAAGTTCATAGTAGATATAAGGTAACTGATTATGAGATAAGGCACTGGACAACAATTGATCAAAAGTATTGGACAAAGTTTGATATTGGATCTAGACTGCTTGAGAAGTATAATGTGGCCCCATTAAAGTACTATATAATGACTAAAGAAGATAATGATGGTAAGGAAAGTTCAATTACTATTAAAGGTCTTAGTTTGTATGGTTACTTTAAAGATGATGGTACATTGTATAAAGTTTATCAACCTAAAGTTTCCGATAAAAAATTTATTAAGGTTAAGAACTATATTCAAGGTTCTGATCAATTAAAATATGATAAAAAGTATCTTGTGATTACATCTTCATTAAAAGACTTAATGGCCTTTGACAGGTTAAAGTTAAATGATGCAGAATCAATTGCACCTGACAGTGAGAATACTTTAATACCAGAGAGCATGCTCAAAAGTATAATACCAAAGTATGAGAAGATATTTGTTTTATTTGATAATGATGAAGCAGGTATTAGATCTATGAAAAGATACAAAGAAAAATATAATTTTGATTATGTAATTTTAAACATGGAAAAAGACTTATCTGATTCTATTAAGGTACATGGTCTTAATAAAACTAAAGAAGTGTTATTACCTCTGTTAAAAAAGTTAATATGAAAGCTAATTTAAAAAATAGAATAAAGAAATCAATGGAAAGATGGTGGATAAAATCTGAAGGAGATTTAGAACGTATACCTTTTGAAGATGATATTATACCAGAAGGAGCAGTAGGTTTTGTTTATAGAATGAAATTTACAAGAGAGGGAAAAGAATATTTATATATAGGTAAAAAGAATTTTTATTCAAATAGAAAAAAGAAGTTTGGCAAAAAAGCATTAGCTAAAGTAACTGATAAGAGAAAGAAAAAATATGAAATGATTAAAAAACTTTCTTATAAAAACTATTTCAGTAGCAACAAAGAAATAAAACAAGCACATAAAGATGGTATTTATGTAGATAGATTAATACTTAAGATTTGTTTTAGTAAATCAGAGCTGACTTATGAAGAAACTAAAGCTCAGTTTCAACATGAAGTTTTAGAAAATGATTGTTATTTAAATGGAAATATATTAGGAAGATTTTATAAAGGAAAAATATGAATAAAGAAGTTTTAAAGAACTTACTAACTATGTTGCAGTCAAGTGATAAAGATAATCATTATATGGCTATGCAAGCAATTGTAAATTTAGGTGATTCTAATACTGTACATATTGACTATGAGCATGAAATATTGTTTTTATGGTTATATGGTAGACCTACTATTGAAGAGTGGAGTGAAGTAAGCTCTAAATTTGGAAGTTTATTTCGCAGTAAAATAAGTGAAATAAGACATCCTAAATTAAATTTAAAGTATAAAAATAAATGGTTAGGTCATATAACTCGTAGTAAAAAACCATGGATAGTAGAATTAATTATTGAAGAAATGATTAAGGAAAATAAGAGAACCTTTAAAGCTCTTGATTTTAAATTTAAAGACATCCAAGTAAATATAATACAATGAATAAACAAGATTCACTAAGTAAAACATCAAAAGACTTGATGTTAAAGGAACCCTATTATGGTTTCTTTTTGTTAATGTTACATAAAACATGGAATGATGCAGTGGGAACTGCAGGAGTATGTAAGAATGGAATTAATTTTCAACTCACTATTAGTGAGAAATTTTGGAATAACCTTTCTGATTTACACAAGTTAGGCTTACTAAAGCATGAATTGCTTCATATTGCATTTCAACATCTTACAACCTTTACTATGTTTAGTGACAAGAAGTTGGCTAATATTGCAATGGATATGGAGATTAATCAATATATATCTAAAGATTGGCTACCTGAAGGTGGTATAGATATAGATGATTATGATGATCTTAATCTAGATAGGAGAGCTGGATCTAGATATTATTATGATAAGCTTTTACAAGCTCAAAGAGATAAGAAAGAACAAGGTAGTTGTGGAGATGAGAATATGGATAAACTTCTTGATGGTATGGAAGGTGGTCAGATGACAGTTACTATAGATAAACATGGCAATGTTAAAGATGTTAATATACCTGATCATCAGTGGGAGGAGTTTGAGAATATGCCTGATGCTGAAAAGAAACTTATTGAAAAACAAATTCAAAGAGTTCTTCAAGATGCAAAAGAACAAACAATTAAAAAGAGAGGATTTGTCCCAGGAGAGATTGATGGTATAATTAAATTAGATGAAGTTATACCACCTAAATTTAATTGGAAAAATTATATTAAAAGGTTTACAGGTATATCTACAAAGATCTTTACTAGAAAGTTAAGAAGGAAAGAGAACAAAAGATACTCTGACAATCCTGGGCTTAAGATAAAGATGAGACAAAATATGCTTGTTGGTATTGATACTTCAGGCTCTGTTTGTGATAATGAATTGAAAGAGTTTATTAATGAAATACATCACTTGTATAAAGCAGGTGTTGATATTACAATTGTACAGTGTGATACTAAGATTCAATCTATCAAAAAATATGATGGAAAATTTGAATTGGAAGTGTCAGGTAGAGGAGGTACTTATTTTGAACCTGTTCTAGAACATTTTGAACAAAACAGACAGTTTACAAGCTTAATCTATTTTACAGATGGAGAAGCTTATACGGATATGAAACCTAGGAAACCAGTCCTATGGGTATTGTCAGAGAGATCTGATTTTAATGATAGCTTACCAGGAAAACAAATTAGATTAGAACTTTAAATTAAAAACAAATGAGTAAAAGCACACAACTTAACGTAGATGAGTTAAAAGATTTCTTAAAACACATGGTGAAAAACAATCAGCACATTCAAAATGAAGGTAAAGTACCTGTTGCTGTAAACATTGAAGGTGATGCGGGCCTTGGTAAAACATCCGCTATTATTCAACTTGGTAAAGAGTTGGATATGGAAGTTGTAAAGATTAATCTATCACAGATAGAAGAATTAGGTGACCTTGTTGGGTTTCCTGTAAAAGAATTCAAAATTGCTAATAAAGATGGCAAGACTACTTGGATTAATGAAAGTCAGATGGATGCTGCAATGAAAAAAGGTTACAAGGTTGTAGACAAGAGAATGTCTCATGCTGCACCTGAGTGGATTCAAGGTAAATCAGAAGGTGGTTTCTTGGTCCTTGATGATTATACTAGAGCTGACCACAGATTTATGCAAGCTACTATGGAGTTAATTGATAGACAAGAATATATTTCTTGGAGTCTTCCAAAGAACTGGCATGTAATCCTAACTACTAATCCAGATAATGGTGACTATCAAGTTACTAGTCTTGATGATGCTCAGAGAACTAGATTTATTTCTACTGAAGTAAAATTTGATTCTAATGTATGGGCAAAGTGGGCAGAACAAGTTGGTATTGATGGTAGATGTATTAACTTTTTATTGATGAATCCTGAGACAGTGACTCAGAAAGTTAATCCAAGAAGTATTACTACTTTCTTTAACTCTATTAGTTCTATTGAGAAGTTTGAGGATGAGTTGCCGCTGATCAATATGATTGGTGATGGATCAATTGGTGCAGAACCTTCTGCATTATTTGCTATGTTTATTAATAATAAACTAGATAAGATTATTAGCCCTGAGCAGATTCTTACAAATGATGATTGGAGTTATGTCAAAGGTTCTTTGAGTAGCTGTATTGGAAGTGATGATGATTTCAGAGCGGATATATCTAGTATTATTAGTACTAGAATTATTAATTATGCTCTAGTTACAGCTAACAAAGGTTCAGTTCCTCAAAAGATGATTGATAGAATTATTGAGTTGACCACTGAGTGCGATTCATTTACTGATGATTTGAGATATTACATGGTTAAAGAAATCCTTAATGGAAATAAAGCCAAGTTCTCAAAACTGATGTTGAATCAAAAGGTTGTGAAGATGACTGTAAAGTAATTCATAGGTGAAGCAGTTTCCTGTTTTACAATACATTAAACAAATTAATTCATAGATAGGGGAGGGTCTTTTCCCTCCTC